TGCTATAATAGCCGCTCCCATTTTAGCTATTTCATCGTCTCTGAAACTGGACACTGCAATGCCTGCTTCCCCTAGGACTTTATAATAGTCACGAAGTGACTTGGTTGCTGCGTCGACAGTGACTTTCTGCCTAGCCATTGCTTGCTCAGTATTATCTAATCCTGGGATTAATCCTACTAAGCTATTAGACAATTCTTTAATCTCATCAGAAAATACGTATAATAAGCTACCTATAGCGGCAGTGGCTATTAAGAATAGCGGATTGGTTAGCATTGCTACTGTTGCTGCTTTAACCGCAGACCCTATAGCAACAAACCCACCTGCTATAGCTGCTAATGCAGTAGGTATCCTACCAGCTGAAAGAACTGTCATTGCTACAGCGTTCGCTTTGGCAGCATTGGTTAATCCTACAACAGCCTTGGTAGCTGCTACAGTTGCAGGAGTTAGTGCTGAAATTAGAGTTCTAGTAGCATACACTGTGGTAACGGCTACTAATGCTTGCATAGCTATAGTAACGTTTTCAACAGTAGATTTTGCTTCTTCTAAATATCCAGAACTTTCCTCAGTAGACTCACCAAGCTCTTTCGTAGCCTTGCTAAGCTCAGAGGCAGCTACTAAAGCCTGACCCCAATGCTCACCCTCTAGGGCTAACTTTAAGGTTTTCTGTGACTCTACTACGTCATCGGTAGCGGCTTTGTAAGCATTAGTTTGATTTATCATGGAAAGTAGCGAAGTAGTAGCAGAAGCTAGAGGAGCAAGAAGACTTGATAGCCCTACTAGCATATTATCAATAGCATTCTTAGCTGCAACACCTAGTTCTTCCCATTTAGTAGCCTGAGCATCAATACCGGAGAATCTAATATCTAACTGACGTTGAACTTCGTTAGTTAATGCTAATTGACGTTCGTAATCAGATAGTTCGTCTACAGTTTTATCTACTGTCTTAGCGTATGCTTCAAACGCTGGTGTTAATCTTGTAACAACACCTAGTTCGTCAAATAGTTCAATCTCTTGTTTAGAGATACCGCGAAGTACCCTATCCATAGAGTCATTGAAGTCTCTACCTAGTGCGATTGACGCTTTACGTGCTCCAACAGTTAGGTTTTCTAACTGTTCAGCAGTAAAGTTAAATGCAGCACCTTTAGTAGCGAATGACATACTTTCTCTAACCGATAATGCACCTTGAGAAAGCTCTGACATATCTCTAGCTAGACCTTTAACGTTAATACCTGAAACGGCCGCCGAGAAGCTAGCTGTTTGAGTCATTAACCTATCAAAGTTAGCAGCTTCGTTTAGTACTCTAAACGCTTCCGAAACAGCGTAAACGTTAATTGCTATACTAGCGTACGCAGATGTTAAAGGGTTCATAGAAAATGCTAATTCACTAAAAGCTCTTTTTTGGTTTCTCCCACTACCGGCTAAACCCCTAGCGGAGTTGTTGAAACCGTCTTGACTTTGAGTAGCTCTGCCAACAGACTTGCTATATTCATTCATAGCTTCTGCTGAAGCTTGGGTTGCGTCCCTAGTAGTTTTTAAACGTTTAGCTGTTTTACCAGTATTCTCTTCCATAGCTTCTAACTGTATATTAGATACTCTAATACGCTCTTCAATCCTATCTAGCCCTATAACTACTTGGTTTAATATTTTTTCTAGGGACTGCATTCCTGCTGCTCCCGTGGTGCTATCGTTTACGCTTTTAAGCGATTTGGCAGCACTAGATGCTGTTTTGTTAACCATGTCTAGTGTTTTGTTAACTTCTTGCATCCTTTTCTGGTATGTTTCTAATCCTTTAGTCTTAATCTTATTAGCACTCATAGACGAGTTAATAGTCTTCATGATGTTAGACATTAACTCTAGAGCGGTATTAATAGACTTAAAACTTCTACCAGCCCCTTTAACTGTTTCTATAACAGCTTTAAGGTTTTCATTAAGCTTACCAGACTCACGAGCAGCAGTGGTAATATCCTTACCACTTACTTTAATCATTATGTCTCTTATATTTCGTTGTGCCATTAATTATTACCTTATATAAAAAAGGCTCTAAGCCTTTCGACCTAGAGCCAAACGTGAAACACAGGTGCTTCACTCCAGAGGATAACTTTGTACTCCTAGCGACCCTTGCTGATTTCTTTTTTAGCTTTCTCAACAGAGTTTTTCACATTAATTCTGTCTAGGTGTAGAATTGCTTCCGTTATCTCCATTCTGCTCCAAAAGTCCGTTATTAAGTATGTATCTAGTAAGAACGGTAGGGCAGATACGTT